AATAAGGGAAATTGTTATCTGCCCCGGCTTCCTCGTACATTGACTCAAAGCCAGCTATCTGCTCAGCCCAGAACATTGGCTTAGGCCGTGGTGATCTGGTTACGATGTCCTGTAAGTAGCTCATCATGAAGTTGCGCAGGATTTGTGGGTCTTTCGCCAGCCTCGTAACACCTTCGTATGTTTCTTCACCTTCAACAATCGCGCGCTCGCCATACATAGGCACAACCGGGATGTGTTCGCCTGCAATAGCTTCACCGTCTTGGCCGTTCAGAATCTCTTTGCCTGAGCAAATGTACTTGCGAACTTCCCAGCGTTTGATCTTCTTGCGGTCAAGAACCTCAAAACCTTGGTCAATGAGTTCGTCCATCACGTCTTCGAGGTCAGACTTTCTCAGCCTGATCTGCTCGCCGAATGGATCAACCATCGTGAAAACTTCGTCATATACCCGCTTGCGCTTGTATATCGTGGCAACATATATTTTATTGTCGCCGCTGATCCAAGGAAACGTCATTGATGTTTCGGGCTGTGCAAAATCCGAAGGGTTGCACTTTTCTTCTCGCCCGGTCAGTTCCTCTACAAGTTCCTCGTAGCCTTCCTCACTGTAAGCTGTCAGCTTCGACACGTACCGAGCATCAGACTTGTCCAGCTTCTTTGCGTTTGGATCCCAGAACACCACATTGTTTGCTTCGGGGATCCACTCGCGCCTAATGACTTGGTTCTTGTCTCCTGCCCTGCTTGTTGCGTATTCTGTGTATATTTCCCACGCACCGAAGCCACACACAACCGCGTCTTGTTGCGCGTAATCGTAGGCTTCTTGACTATCTAGCTGGCGGTCACAAGCACGATACAGGCCATCCAACAATTCAGCATCGTCCTGCCGCGCCTCATCCTTTGGCTTAAAGTCTGGCTGCACAGGGTTCGAGCGCAAATCAGAAAGGATCTGGCGAATAGCTTTACGCAATACATCAAACTGGCCGCGATATTGCAGCGGCACTTTGTTAATGTCATCATCGCCCCACTGCGTAACCCACGTGAACACAAGATCATCCGCCGCTTTCCGGCGCGTGTCTTGGCCGTGGTTGAATGCCTTCTCGTGTAGCGTCTGTAGTTGTTTTAATTCCATGCTTATCGTCTACCGATGGGCTTTATTGGCCGTGGGATGTATGGTTTTTGTATCGTCTTGGTTGTGCCCATTGACACAGCATTTCTCAACATCATGTATGCATAACGCACCGCGCTTATCACATCATCGCGCTCTTTAACAATCTGGCCTTTGTCGTTACGGTGATAAAGGCGCTTTTCTTCAAGAAAGGCTTGGCATGTTGAAAACACTTTAAACCTCCCTGAAATCATTCTTTCTAGTAATTGATACACGCCCGCCTCGACCGAGTTTGATCCATCGTGCCACGTTGCTTTTTCTGGCAACATCATAAACCCAGCTTTGCGGTAGTCTTCTTTCAGAACTTCGCCCCCGCCTTTTTCGTGCTGCAATCCATCGTGCGGCCATGAGCAAGGGATGCCTTGGTTCCAACTCTTGACCGCTGCCCACGCTTGAACCGCGTCCTTCTCTCTGTCGCGCCATTCTCTTGCTAAGTAAACAATGTCTGCTTCAACATCGAACCACAATTGAACGTGTGATTGCGGGTGATCCCACCCAAAGTCCATTCCGTTAATCACTTTGAAATGATCGGGGCACTCAAACGGGCTCACGATAATTTCAGAATCTGGCACAGTAAAGATTAGGCCCGATCCCATCAGTGGCACACCCTTGCTTCGCATTTCCCTTTGGTACTCAGGAAGTGCTTTAAGGATCTGCTTTTTAGTTTCTTCGGTTAAGTGTGGCGCGTCATCCCAAGTTACATTCTTGAGCCATTGCCCTTGCTGTAACTCGTTCATAAACTGGCTAACGATCTCTGTCATCCCATTTTCTGGGGTGAATGTCATCAGCACATAACCGCCCTCATTCTTGTTACCTGTCGCTGTTCTGGTTACGCACTGGGGGTAAATCGTTCTATCTTTGGGTTCTTCGTCGATCCAAACAAAATCCTTGCTCGGCCCCATTAATACGTGCTGGCCTTGGCTGTATGACTTCAAGCCACACACCGACATGCCGCCAGACTTGTGTCTGATCTTGACTTCTTTGATTAAACCCTTGGTTTGGTTAGAGCGGATGATTGTTTCGTTAAGTATTGCATCACGAGGTACAGCGCCTGTTCCCTCTAGTTCGTCGCCTACCAAATCACCGAATAACTCTTTCTGCACCACATCCCGGATCTGTTCGCCAGTTACACCCAGCGCCCAAATGTCAGGTGGAAAGTCAAAACGAACTCCATTCCACCAATCAGGATATTCACCTGTTAAGTGGTAAGAAACCTCAACAGCCGCTGAGTAAGTCTTACCTACCCGGTTCGCTGCCATTAACAAACGCTGCTTGTACCTTGAGCCTGCTTCGTATAATTCAGCTTGCCAAGCATACGGCTTGAAGTAACTCACTCTTGATGCTTTCTTGCGCCTGAGTTTTTCCTCAAGCAGCTTAATTGCTTCAATCTTCTGCTGTCTGTTTAGCGAGTGCAGCCAGCTTTGCATTCAGTTCTTCTTCGCTCATGTCAGTTAGTGAAATGCCGCCGCTCAACTCTTTCTTGTCGCTCAATCCCAAATCACGCGCGATAATGTTGGCGTTCAACAGGTCAGCAGACGCACCAGTGAACTTCTGGTTGTAGATAACTTCCTCTGCTCGTGATACGACTTTGGAAAAATCATTGTTGTTTCTGTACTCGCGCCAAGTGGTATGATGGATATCTAAGAACAAACAAAGCCCTGAAATTGTCATTGCTCGCATTTTCGGCACTGAAACAATCTCATTGTGCCCTTGGTAGCTGGCTAACTTTGCCTCTATCAACGGATTGGCTTCAACCCATTCAAAGTATTCACAACACGCCGACCACAATTGTTCTGTATCTTTAAATATGGGCTGTCTACCGTGTGTCGATCTCGCTTCCCAAAGTCTGTTGCCTACCTCGAATACCATTTCACACCTCTTGAACGTTTACCTGCGTTCGCAGTTTCCCGAATGGGCCTGTGCTATTAGCGGCACAGTAACGCTATTTAATCTTGATTAGCCAGTCTAGCTTAGACCACGGCTTAAATTCCAATTGCACCATCATCACCAATACTGTGACGTACACCATCAGGTGCCACAATGGCAAACAATACGGCCTTGGGTGCATATACGCAACTTTCCCGGCTTCCACCCAAAAATACATTGGGCAGAATCCGAACCAGCCTTTTATTTTGATCATGCGTGGCTTATTAGGATCTCAGCGCCTTGTTCAGCGTATGCATAAAGCCGTGTAACTGCACCAGCGCCCGGAAAGATTGATTGCAACGCCGTGTTGATGATGTATTGACCTTGGCCCAATCGCAAGCTACCAAGTTCTGTTGTCGGTGCCACCGCCCCAATTGTTGCAGTTAGCAAAACGTTGCCGTTTACGTTGTTGACTTGAACAGTTACGTTTGTTGCGTTCGCATCCGTTAGCTGAGTCCACACCCTTGGGGGAATCGTAACCGTTGTATTTTGTGCCATGTTCCCACCAATAAAAAAAGCCCTGTTACGGGCTTAAAAGGGGCAAATCAAATTGAGTGATAGCTTTCACCACTATCAAAGTTACACATATTGTGCGGAGTTTATCGGCCTGTGTCAAGCGTTACATCTTGTGATGTATGGTCTTTGTGCCATTCTGGAATTTTAATCATTGCCTACCCCAACGTTCCTATTCATTTTTTTCCAATATTCAAATATGCCTTCTTGTTTTAGATTGTCTTTCTTTTGCTGTTCTTGATTTTGAAGGCTGCAAGACTCAACAACGCTTGCATGCCGCTTCAACCTGTTTCGCTCTTCTTCTAAAACACGTTGGTTCTGCAAAATGAATTCTATAAAATCTAAAAGCTCATTTTTTTCCATTTCGACGATAAATTTCCCGCCGTACATTCCAAGATCAGTTTTATTTCTCACATCTCCCCCATTATTTTGTTTAAGTTTTCCCTACTCACTTCCAAATGCGCCTTGATCGTCTTGTCTG